AAAAGACTAATATTGATCATCTCAATAAATCCAAAATATAAAGACATTAAAATAGATAGGACAAAAGTAACTTATCTTAAAGATTTTTTTAAATTAGAAAAAAATTTTGATTTTAATACATTAGCGTTTTTTCTAGATAGAAAAGAACATAGTAATACTTACTATCCTAATGGAAAAATAAAAATGGGTGATTTTGATGTTTTTGATGAAGGTAAGTTTTTTTGCAATTTCGTTAAAGATTTATTACTTGACAAAAATCATGATAAAATTAATACATACGTTTTTGCATCACTTAACAAAACTGCATTAAGTGAGAATCATTCTGATGTAGAATCAGTTTTTCTTTTTTCTGTAATGGGATCAGTAGTATATAATGTCTATGATGAAAATAGTTTTAATTCATTTTTTTTGGAGGCTAATGATTTATTAGTGATACCTAAAAAAGTAGTTCATTCTGCAATTCCCTTATGTCCTCGGATAGTGGTTTCAGTAGGAGTATTTGATTAATGCCAATATTTGATCCAGACGGAAAATGTCCGTTACTGAATAAAAAATGCATCAAGCATCAATGTCTTTGGTATAATATGCTTCAAGGAAAGCATCCTCAAACAGGACTAGATGTTCAAGAATGGGGCTGTTCGATTGCTTGGCTTCCTCTACTTTTAGTTGAAAACTCTGCAAAAATGACAGGCGTGCAATCAGCCACAGAATCTTTTCGAAATGAGATGGTCAAAGGTCAAAATGTCATGAACAATATCTTAGCTTCAAATCCTCAAACCAGAAAAGAAATGAAAACTATTAGTAGTTTATTCGGTAAAATTGGAGATCATCAAAAAGCTTTAGAAGAAAATAAGCCTGATAAAGAGGATGAAACCATTAGACAATTAAGCAATAATAAGGTAAAAACAAAGAAAGGAAAAAAAGATGGCAACAACAGTAAATAACACAACGGCAAATCAAAGAATAACAATTATTTTTGATGCTGATTTAAATCGAAGCAATGAAAATGATGGACCAAGATTTGGTACAGGGAATACAGAATCAGATGTTATGATTGATAATAAACCTTATTACAATATTCGATCTCACACTGAAATAGACGCTAATGTTCATGCACTACAATGGAATGCTACGACTAATACAGGCGAACTAGAATATATTGACAATAGACAGAACGATTCATTAACTTCTTTCCCTCAGTGGGCAACCAACGTTGTAATAAGATGTGAGGCTCAAGATTCTTGGCAAACTTCTTATGATGCAAACATTGCAGCGCAATTTAATGCTTGGCAAACCGCAAACCCGGAAGCGAATGTACAAACTTTTGTTGCAAACACCACACAAGCTACAACTGTAGCAGATACAGAAAGAACTAATTATCTTTCTGCACACAGTATTACTTACTAAGTTTTCTGTGTATAAAGAAAAATGAAAGAATATATTTTAGAAGTCAAAAAAATAATACCCCAAACTTTTTGTGAAAAAATAATTAGTTATTTTGATAATAATTATCAAGATGCTGGCACTGCTAGTGACACTGGAGGTCTGGTTAATAAAAATATTAGAAATTGTTTAACAAGAAGTATTTTAGAAACTAAAACATTTGGTGAACTTCTTTGTTCAAACGCAGTGCAACAAAAAATATTTGAGTGTGTTCATCATTATAAACAAGCATTTAAAAATATACATATCAGTAAAATATCTCAATTAGATATTCTTAAGTATGATGCTAATGAATATAAAGCAGGTTATACATTTCATGAGGATTTTGGAATCTGGGCCACTGAAAGACATTTATCTATTTCTATTTGTTTGAATAATGAGTATGAAGGAGGCGAATTTGTGTTTAAACTAAATGATGGAGGTCACTTTACAATTCCTCAAAACACAGGAGATGCAGTGATTTTTCCTTCCAATTTTATGTTTCCTCATCAAGTCAACAAAGTTACAAAGGGTACACGATACGCTTTGATAGGGTGGGTGTTCTAATGCAACCAA